TAAATTAAGAATAAGTAATGTCTAAAGCCAGTAACAGACCAGTTAGATTACATATATCACAATGGAGTTACAAAATGGAAAACAGATATGATAGATCCGATCAAAACGAAATATCCAAAAGGATAAAATAATTCTATTTTTCTTATTATATAAATAGTATAGAAATATAAATACTTAATATAAGGAGAAATGGAAAGTGGCTTTAACCCTCCAAAAACAAACTGTTAATCTTGTGCTGGACCAAGGTTGCACATTTGAAAAAGTAATTACCGCACAAAACTCTGCCAGTCAGAATGTCGATATCTCTACTGGCACCTGTGCCGCTAAGATGCGTCAATCTTACTACTCATCAAATAATATTACTGTTTTAACAACTGATGTTGCTGGATCAAATGTAACACTTTCATTAACTGCAACTCAAACTGCAAACGTTGCTGCTGGTCAGCATGTATATGATATAATCTATACTCAAAGTGATGGAACAACTATTGAGCGTGTAGTAGGGGGAATTATAACAGTATCTCCGGAAGCAACAAAATGACACAACCTACGACTAGATCAACCTTTAAGGATTATTGTAAACGGAAACTTGGATGGCCTGTAGTAGAATTAAATTTAGCAGACGATCAAATGGAAGATTGTATTGATGATGCTTTACAATTTTTTCAAGAGTATCATTTTGATGCTACAGAGAACACCTATCTAAAACACCAAATAACTTCATCTACTATTAAATTAGATTCTGCTCCAACGGGCACATTTTCTAGTGGCGAGTATTTTACTGGAGGAACTAGCGGAGTTCAGGCTCAAGTATATGAATATCATTCTGCTAATACCACATTACGATTTAAACATCCTAAAGTTAAATCTGGAGGTGACGGTAACACATATTATGCAAATACTACTACTACATTTTCTACGGGAGAAATCCTTACAGGAAACACCTCCGGCACAACAGCCACCGCACACACCACAACAGCTACTACCATAGGTGATTTCGATAATAGATATATTACTATTGCAGACGCAATTATTGGAATAAGGCGTATAGTTTCTTTTTCAGATAATACCAAATCCTCATCTATGTTTTCTGTCAAATACCAGTTTGCATTAAACGAAATGCAAAACTTTGGAGGTGATTTAGCTTCATATGAAATAAAACAAGAATATTTACAATTAATTAATGAAATGTTTACTGGTGCCCCTATGTTTAGGTATAATAGACATGCGGATAAATTATTTTTAGATATTACGTGGGGAGCAGACGCAGATATAGATGATTGGGTAATTGTAGAATGTGATAAAATATTAGACCCTGATACTTATTCTGATATTTGGGGTGATATGTTTCTCAAAAAATATGCTACAGTTTTAATTAAAAAGCAATGGGGACAAAATTTAATAAAAATGGAAGGTTTACAATTACCCGGAGGAGTAACATTAAATGGTCGGCAATTATATGATGATGCTATAACAGAAATTGACAAAATAGAAGAAGAAATGCAGCTCAAGTATGAACTACCAGTAGATCATTTAATAGGATAACATATGGCCACTAATCCTTATTTTAATCATTATGGTAAAAACACATCGGAACAGCGGTTAATAGAAAATCTGATGATAGAGTCTATTCAGACTTATGGAATAGATGTGCAATATTGTCCTAGAACTATTGTTAATGAAGATTTATTATTAGGTGAAGATACTATATCGGCATATAATAGCGCACACACTATTGAAATGTATATAAAATCGGTAGACGGTTTCGAAGGAGATGGTGATTTTGTTTCTAAATTTGGGTTACAAATAAAAGACCAAATTACATTTACGGTAGCTAGACGGAGATGGGCAGAACTAGGGCTTGTCACAGATGGTAGAGATACCGCACCGAAAGAGGGAGATTTAATTTATTTTCCTATGACTGAAGCAGTGTTTCAAGTGTTATTTGTGGAAGACGAATCGGTTTTTTATCAAACTGGCGGATTACAAGTTTTTGATTTGCTCTGTGAAATGTATACCTATTCAGATGAAAAACTCAATACCGGTGTTGATGCGATAGATAAAATAGAAAGACTACAATCATATTCTATTGACTTCACCATGAATACAGGTAATGGAAATTATACTGTAGAGGAAATAGTATATCAAGGAACATCATTAGCCACCGCAACTGTTCAGGGGGAGGTTGCTAATTGGAATGCCACAACTAAAATATTAAATCTTATTAATATGACAGGTAATTTTTCTGGTACATCCAATATTATAGGAGATAGTTCTGGTGCCGATTATTCTATAGATTCATTTGATGCGCAAGTATCTACATCCTCATCTTATGGAGATAATGTGGAAATAGAATCTACTGCTGACGCTATAATAGATTTCACTGAGGGTAACCCGTTTGGAGCTTTATAAATGTTAGGTACAACTTATTACCACCAAACTTTGAGAAAATATGTTGCAGTTTTTGGTACCTTATTTAATGATATTAATATCCAACGCAAAAATTCCGGCGGAGAGGTAGTAGAACAAATTAAAGTCCCGATAGTATATGAAGCTAAAGATAAAATGCGTTTACGTGTGCGAAGGGGATCAAAATCAGACCAAAGTATTTCTACCACTTTACCGAGAATGGGGTTTGATTTAAATGGTATCACATATGATTCTGTTAGAAAACTGAATACTATGGGACAAATATATGCAGCAAATACTGCCACTTCTTCTACTACATTATTAAAACAATATAATCCGGTTCCCTATAACTTTGATTTCACTCTATCTGTAATGGTGGATAATGCAGAAGATGGTGCACAAATTTTCGAACAAATAGTACCATTTTTTACACCCGAATTTAGTGTAAGTGTGTTATTAATCCCGTCAATGAATATAACTACTGATATTTCTATAATATTAAATGATGTGTCGATAGAAGATTCCTATGAGGGTGATTTCACTATGAGGCGTGAAATTATTTGGACTATGAATTTTATGTTAAAGGGTTATATTTATCCTGATGTGAAATCTGGTTCCGTTGTGAAGAAAATATTAGTACACTTGAGGACTCCAGCAGAAAAAGAAATAGAACCTCCAGAATACATTATACTCGAAGATAGCACAAACTTTAGTCAAAATCATTTACTGTTGGATGCTGATGCTGGTTCTCCTGATGCTACTGGTGTTATGAAAATTTTAAGTGAAAATAGCAGTACCGCTTCTATGGCAGGTATTAAAACAAGAATTACTACTATTCCTGGTGCTACTGATGTTGTTGCGAGTGATGATTTTGGATATTCTCAGACATTTGAGCATTTTGATGATACAATAGATAATAATCCTATTACAGGATTAGATGTTAATTTATAATGATGGAAAAATATAATGACAAACGACACAGACGGAAGAATTGATGAAATCCTTGAGATAACTAGTTTGGTTCCCACCACTGAATTGAGACCCGTACCTACCCCTAGAGTAATTCCTCAATCTACAAGTAAAGATGATGAAACTGATTATGAGTATGCGAGAGAAAATTACTACAACCTCATTGAGAGAAATCAAGATGCCGTAGAAGAAATGTTAGAAATTGCTAAGCAATCTGAACATCCACGTGCTTTTGAAGTTGTTGGTCAATTAATCAAATCAGGCCTTGATGCCAATAAAGAATTGATGAGTTTACATAAAACAAAAAAAGAATTATCAGTAGAGAAAAATGGGGCCACAACATTAGTAAATAACGCAGTATTCGTGGGTTCAACTGCTGAATTACAAAAATTATTAAAAAGTGAACGGAAATAATGGCCAGTGAAATATATCTCGGTAATCCTAATCTCAAAAATGTAGGACAAACAATAGAATGGACGGAGGAATCTTTACAAGAATATATGAAATGTAAAGAGAGTCCGGAATATTTTATTAAAAATTACGTACAAATAGTACATGTGGATAAGGGTTTGGTGCCTTTTGATTTGTATCCGTTTCAGGAAGAAATGATACGAACGTTTCACGATAAAAGATTTGTAATTTGTAAAATGCCCAGACAGACTGGCAAATCGACCACTATCAT